ATCAATGGCACAGACAAAGCAGATTAAAGCTGCTGCTGTCTTAAACAATGCGTTTACTGCAGGAGCTTCTGCAGGTGGCGATGGTGTTGCATTATTAAGTAGTACTCATCCGACAATTAGTGGTAATCAAAGTAATATTTTGTCTACAGCGGCAGACTTGAATGAGACTTCGCTGGAACAAGCTTTGATTGACATTGCTGGTCTACAGGATGAGAGAGGCTTAAAGATTGCTGTAAGAGGCACTAAGTTGATAATTCCAAAAGAGTTACAATTTATTGCTGAAAGAGTGTTAAACAGTAATTTAAGAGTTGGAACTGCAGATAACGATGCAAATGCAATTAAGAACATGGGAATGTTACCGCAAGGTGCCGTTGTAAACCATTTCTTAACTGATACAGATGCATTCTTTATCAAGACAGATGCTCCAAACGGCTTAAAGTATTTTAACAGAGCCGCTATAAAGACCGCTATGGAAGGTGACTTTGACACTGGAAATATGCGCTTTAAGGCAAGAGAAAGATACAGCTTCGGTTTCTCTGACTGGAGATGTCTCTACGGAACACCTGGTGCGGCATAGCCTCCAAGCAATTTATTGCACCAGTTTTGAGGGCGGCACTTGCCGCCCTTCTTTTTTTGTGTATAATAAAAGAAACCTTGACAGTCGGATAAACTGACTGACATTTGCCACGACAAGGAGATTTACATGGCTAATACAACTTTTTCGGGTCCAGTCCGATCAGAAGGTGGTTTTACTACAATAAGTAAAAACGCTACAACTGGAGCAATCACTACACAATCAAGCATTAACTCAAGTGGATTTGCTTCATTAGATGCCAACACACTCTCTGTAGAAGCAGGAACAGGTATCACAACTGGTTCTGGAACTATATATAGAACTGCCGTTCAAAGAGTTGGTGGAATTATCACAACAAGAATTTTAATTGACCTAACAGGTTTAAGATCAACAGGATCTGGTGACATCATTGGTGTCAATGGAACTGCATTGGTTTGTCACATTGGTCAAATAACTGCTGCACAAAACGGTACAATCTTAACAGGTAGTATGGAATGTTTTGAAGCACCAGCAGGTGGTGATCCAGACTTAAACGTACACTCTGCAACAGAAGGTACTGGTGTTGAAGATGGTGCTATTAGTGGATTAAGTGAAACATTATTAGTTAACGCAGGTGATGCAACACTAGGAAGTAAGGTTTACTTCACTGCCGTTCCAGCAGCCGATGAATTCTTATACTTAACAACAGGTGCTGCAACAGATGCAGATTACACTGCTGGTAAGTTATTTATAGAATTAATGGGCTACGCAGCTTAATTATGGGGGCTAGTCCCCCATCTTTTATAAGGAGATTAATATGGCAGGTTTATCAGATGTACAAGCATTAACGATAAGTGACGAGAATGCTTCAGATGATGACAGATTAGTTACTGCAGCTAGACCCAATACAGCGGCTACAATGGCAAATACTACGTTTGCTGGAGGTGCAGCAAGAAATGTTATTGTTACAACTACAGGTACAGGAGACAATGGTAAGACAAATACTATTGTTGGCACGGATGTTTTTGGAGATGCACAAACAGAAGTGATTACATCTACAGGTTCAGCGGCCTCTGTCGCAGGGGCTAAGTTATTTTTGACTGTTACGTCTGTTACTAGTTCCGCGCAATTTGCGGCTAACATAAAAGTAGGGTCAGGAACATTATGCGCTCAGGCTGTAAGAGGTTCTATGAGAATTAGAATAAAAGGTATGTCTGTAGTATCAGGTGGTACCGCAGGAGATGTTGAGTTTTTCAATGGCACCCCTGAAAGCGGTACAGTTTTATTTAAATCAAGAACTATTGGTACAGCAAATACAACAGTAGATAGAACAATACCGTCTGAAGGCGTTCTTTTTAATAACGGTGGTTCTGTGAAGTATACGGTAGATGTTGCAGATAATATAACGGTTTTCTTTGCGTAAGAGGTAGCATTGTCTTCTAAGGGTACGATGAAAGGTCACACTATCAGTGGTGGTCATAAGCGTAAGACCAAAGATGGTGCGGGTATGACTAAGAAAGGTGTTGCGAAATACCGAAGAGATAACCCTGGAAGTAAATTGAAGACCGCTGTAACAGGCAAAGTTAAAAAAGGAAGTGCAGCTGCTAAGAGGAGAAAGTCATATTGTGCCAGAAGTGCTGGTCAAATGAAAAAGTTTCCAAAAGCTGCTAAAGATCCAAACAGTCGTTTACGACAAGCTAGAAGAAGGTGGAAGTGCTAATGCCTAGAGGCAGACCTAAAAAAGAAAAGCTCACAGTAGAAGAAGTCATGCATGAGCTGGCCAAACACGAAGCTGAATGTACTCTTCGATACAAGAGAATAGAAGAAATACTTGGGGATCAAAAAACTCAGCTGAAAGGACTTGATGTTCGTATGTGGGGATTAGCTGTTTTAATTATAGGGGCTGCAGCAGTGCAGAAATTATTATGATGACAAGTAAAGTAAAAACAGGACCTAAACCATCTAAATTAAACGTAACTTATTTTAAGAATGGTGGAGCTGCTTCTAAAAAATCAAAAGGCAGTAAGATATGTCCCGCTGGTAAAGCGTGGGCTAAAAGAACTTTTGATACATACCCTAGTGCTTATGCAAATATGGCTGCTTCAAAATATTGTAAAGATCCTAACTATGCAAAGGGCGCAAAAGGTAAAAAGTAATGGGTGCACTTAAAGATTGGGTAAAACAAGACTGGGTTCGCATAGGAACTGATGGGAAAATCAAGGGAAAATGTGGGACATCTAAGGATAAGAAGAACCCTGACAGGTGTTTACCCCGATCAAAGGCAAACAGTTTATCTCAATCTGAAAGGGCTTCTACAGCTAGAAAGAAAAAGAAAGAGGGTGCAAAAGGCAAGACCGTTGTAGGAAATACGCCAGCTGCCAAGGTAAAAAAAATGAAATTCGGTGGTGTTGTTGCGAAAGGTTGTGGAGCGGTTATGTCAGATAGGCGAAAAAAGACAAAGGGTTCTGTAACCCGATTAACATAAGGATTTAACATGACAACATCTAATTCTACTAACTTCGAGATCGATGCAGCTGAATACATAGAAGAAGCGTATGAAAGATGTGGTTTAGAAGTAAGAAAAGGTTACGATTTAACTAGTGCTAGACGATCTTTAAACTTAATGTTTGCAGAGTGGGCTAACAGGGGCTTAAATCAATGGACAATTACACAAAGAACACAAGCAATTACGTCTGGAGACCGTGAATACAGCTTAGGAACAGATGTCATTGATATACTTAATCTTGTTGTGAGGCGTTCTGGTACGGATTTTTCTATGACAAGGGTTAGTCGATCAGACGATCTAGCTATCCCAAACAAAGCCACTACAGGCCGACCTACACAGTTTTTTCTTGATAGACAAATTACACCTAACTTAAAAGTATGGCCAACACCTGAGAATAGTACGGATGTTATTCACTATGATGCTTTGACACGGATAGAAGACGTTGATTCTCAAGTTAATACTATGGATGTCCCGTTTAGATTTTATCCTTGTTTGTCGGCAGGATTAGCTTATTACCTTTCACTAAAGAAAGCTCCACAAAGAACTCAGATGCTAAAAGCTATATATGAAGAAGAGTTTGAGAGAGCTATGGGAGAAGATAGGGACAGGTCCAGCTTTACTGTAAGCCCACAATACGCGTATTTAAGGTCTAACTGATGCCTAGATTTGCCACAGGTAAAAACGCCTACGGCATATCTGATAGATCAGGTATGAGATACAGGCATCGTGATTTAAAAAAAGAATGGAATGGCTCTCTAGTTGGTCCTGATGAGTTTGAGGCTAAACACCCTCAGTTAGGTCCTTTTAGAACCGTTGCAGATCCAGAAGCTATTAAAGATGCGCGTCCTAGTCGAACAGAAAACCCTGTAGAGGTTCTTCTAGTCTTAAATCCGTTTACATCAAGCACGTCAGGATCAGGGGTTATAACAGTACGAGAGTTTGGACATGGTAGATCTAGTGGAGATACGGTAAGGTTTAGAAGCCTGTATGGTTTTGATGGTTTTACCAAAGCAGTTTTGGAGCAGTCCGCGGGTTACAGCATAACGGTTGTCACCACGGACACATATACATTTACAGCTAACGGAGAAACCGCTACAATAGGTGGTATTGTAGGAGGCGGTAGTCGAGCTACAGCAGGACCAACAACGGTGAGTGCATGATATGAGTTTTACTTTAGCAACATTAAAATCGGCCATACAAGATTATGCAGATAATGCTGAAACGTCTTTTGTCACTAATTTACCTAATTTTATCAAAGCATCTGAAGAAAAGATTTTTAAAAGCATTGATTTAGATATATTCAGAAAAAACGTAACGAGTGCTTTGACATCTTCTGATCCTTTTTTAACGGTGCCCGCAGATTACTTAGCTTCTTTTTCTTTACAGATAACAACATCAGGGTCCGAGAGTTATTTATTACAAAAAGATGTAAGTTATTTAAGAGAATACACTCCAGCTTCTAGCACTACAGGTTTACCTAAGTACTATGCACGATTTGACCAAACTAACTTTATGATCGCCCCGACACCTGACAGTAATTATACAATAGAACTGCACTATTACTTTAGACCCGATAGTTTGACCGCAGGTGCTGACAGTGGTACAACGTGGATTAGTACAAATGCTCCTTTTGCTTTACTATATGGGTCTTTGGTAGAGGCCTATTTTTATATGAAGGGAGAAGCGGATGTCTTGGCTCAGTATGAAAAGAACTTTGCTTTTTACATGGAGAGATTAAAAGATTTAGGCGAAGCAAGAGAAAACACAGACGCAAACAGGGTTGGTTTACCATCTCGACCAAGAACTTAGGAGTAAAAAATGGCAACAGCAAATGCAGCAACCAATTATCTAGAGAGAAGATTATTACACTTCTTGTTTAAGAATAATTCTCTTAGTTTGTCCTCTCCTGGGGATAGTATTTATGTAGGACTTGCAACGGCAGTAAGTGCAG